AGTAGGCAGATATCAGGCTGAAGCGTGATTGTTACCTCTGCAAGGTCATCAGCTCCGTAATCATAATCACCGAAAGCTGCGTTTGTAATACAACATCCAATCAAAGTCCACTTTTCAACTTCAACACCCGTTGGGTCAAGAGCTTTAAGGACAAGATTTTTCTTGTATCCTACAGCGTAACCCATTCTTCCTGTTGCAGATTCGAAATGAAGTCTTACCCATTCCATAATCTTTTGAGTTGTAGATGGTCCGATAACGTCAATAAACTTCACCTCGATTGTACCCCACTTAGAACGACCAGCTACCCAAGTACTAGTGTTCATGTATGGGATCTCTGTACTTCCGATTTCCAATGAAGGTTTTCCTGAGGTTTGAACTAGAAAAGACTCAATTCCCAACTCAGTTGGAAACTCAAGTACGAATCTATTTTTTCTTTTTGGTTCCTGTTCAATAGGAACTGGTCTAAACATATCAGCCATAGCTATAGTATTTATTTAAGTTTATTTTCCTTTTTAAATAAATACTTAGAAAAAAATTTTTTTTATTTGGTATTTGCGTTAAAATAATTTCTACGCAATTAAAAATGACATATGTATCACAAATGCACATTAATTTGATTTTAAATCAAAAATATTTTATTAAAAACTATTTATTTGTAGGAGTTTCATGGCTTTATTTTTAACAAAATTCTATATAAAATAATTATGGCAGGCATAGGAGAAATAATATACAATCAAGTATTGTCGATAGATGTGGATAATAATCCCATCACAGGAGCAACATTTGACCACGTCCTTTATTTGGATAATACGATATATTCTGGAGGAAACATTAGTTATGGTCTTACTGATGATGTTAGGGGTATGTTTACGTTTTCTTGGTCTGCAGATACATATGGAAATTATCAGTTGTATACGAAAAATAATAACACAAATACAATTTATATATCTGATATTGTTAATGTGACGCCATCAATAGATACGAATATATACATAGGTCTCTAATTAGAAAATAAATATTTATAAGCTATTTATCAAAGAAAGCTTATAGTCAATGACTGCAGAATATATATTACAAGAGCGTATAAAGTGCGCAAAAAGCCCTGTTTATTATTTTAACAATTACGGTTATGTCTTTGACGCTATTGCGAAAAGCGTTAAAAAAATGAAGTGTTTTGAATATCAAGAAAAGTGCGTTGATATTTTCCACAAAAACCAAAACTCAATAATACTTAAATCAAGACAAACAGGTTTATCTGTAATTACGGCAGGTTATGTCGCTTGGAGATTAATGTTTAGATACGATGAAAAGATATTAATTATTGCGAATGATGGAGCAGGAGCTAAAAGATTTTTAGCCACCGTTAAACAATTTGTCGAACACACTCCTTCGTGGCTTCAGCCTGAATCTATAGTGACAAACAATCAAACAAAATTAGAATTCTCTAACAAGTCTTGGGTTGAAGCAAAAGCAAGTAGTCCGAATGCAGGTCGTGGAGAATCTTTAACAATGCTTGTTCTTGATGAGACTGCCTTTATCAAAGATGCTGAAGCAATTTGGATGGCGGCTGGTATGGCTCTTTCTGCTACAAAGGGTAAATGTATAATGATTTCAACCCCAAACGGAACAGGGAATTTATATCACAAAACTTGGGTAGGAACGACCAATAAAAAGAATGATTTTATTCCTTTAACTGTGCATTGGACACAAAACCCTCAATCATCCGTAGGGTTGCAAATAAACACAAATATCAACGGAGAAGAGTTTCCTTGGAGTCCTTGGTATGAAGAGCAGTGTAGAAGAATGAGTTATGATAGTGTTAAGATTGCGCAAGAGCTTGACTTATCATTTGAAGGTTCAAAGTACCTTGTTATTGAACAGCAACTCATAGACAAATACGAAAAGAGGGTAAGGGATCAAAGACCAAATTTTTATATTAAATATGATTTTAATCTTAAGGGAACGCCTGAGTCAGGAAGCTTTATTATGGATGAAACTGTTTTCCAAGCTTGGAAAAGACCTGAAGAGGGAAAAAATTATATTATTGGAGCTGACGTTGCCCGTGGAGACGGAAAAGATTTTTCCACAATTCAAGTTTTGGACGCTGAAACATTAGAGCAAGTTGCAGAATATAGAGATAAGATTGGAGTGGATTTATTTCCATTTTTAATTGATTGGGTTGGGAGGGCTTATAATAATGCATACTTAGTTGTCGAATGTAACTCTTTCGGTTTACACGTTGCTTTAACGCTAAGAGATCAATTACAATATAAGAAAATGTTCTTCTCTAAAAATGTTCAAGACATTCATGTTAGACCTTTTGATTATAAGATTAATGAAGGAACTGAAATTCCAGGATTTCAAACAACAATGAAAACAAGACCTCTTATCGTCGCCTCTATGATACAACACATGAGAGAAAACAATTTAATTCTACATTCTCCACGACTTACTGCTGAATTTTCAACATTTGTTATGATTAACAATAAGCCTCAGCACGAGCCAGGATTTCATGATGACTTGATATTCGCATTAGGATTGGCGCTATATGTAAGAGATAATGAATACAATAATATCATTGCAACAGATGGTCTTTATAAATCAATGCTTGGCGCTATATCGTTTAGTTCAAATAATATGATGGGTAAAATAGAACATAACGGGCAAGGTGGCAGAAAAGATATTGAAGTGCCTGATGGCGGAAGTGGCTTGTTTATGGGCTCATCTTTCACGCAATCAGATGATGATGATTTAGATTGGCTTCTAAAACCTTAAAAAGTTGATTTTGACAACATAATTACTTATATTTAAAAAAATAGATAAAATGGCTGAAGATAAAAAACCACAAAGTATATTTCAAGGAGTTGTGGATGCGATAAATGGAGGGAAAAAGAAAACCCCTACAGCGTCTGCTTCTGCACAATTTGCTCCAAATAAAGCAGATGGTTTAGTCAATAGTGAAAGTCCAATTGAAGAAATGCAACAGCAGTTTTTAGATTGGCAGGTTAATAAAATCGCACACAACCTTTACACGAGATCAATATATTTTGATACAGATAGACTTAGTGCATACCAAGATTTTAGGGCGATGGATATGTCGCCTGAAATTGCAGCTGCGCTTAACATCATCAGAGATGAGTGTCTTACGAGAAGTGAAAAAGGTAACATTCTTGAAATTTATTCAGAAAATTCTAGAGTAAAAGAAATTTTAAAAGATTTATTTGGGAACAGAATCAATGTTGATTACAATCTTAAACTTTGGATTCGTGATTTAGTTAAATACGGAGATTATTTTGTATTTTTAGAAATTGATAAAACAGAAGGTATTTATAACTTTCTTTCTTTACCTGTTGAAGAAATTCACAGAGAAGAAGCTTATGATGGAAACCCTGAAAGTGTAAGATTTCGTTGGGAAACAATGGGTATGTATTTTGAAGATTGGCAAGTTGCTCACTTCAGAATGTTGGAGGATACAAAGAAATTGCCTTATGGGCGTTCTATATTGGATCCTGCCAGAAAGCTTTGGAAACAATTGCAGTTGGCGGAAGATTCCATGTTGGTTTATCGTATCACAAGAGCGCCAGAAAGAAGAGTTTTTTATATTGAGGTTGGTAACTTGGGTGATCAAGATGTACAAGGGTACATGATGAAAATCCAAAACCAAATCAAGAAACAACCTGTGGTCGATTCTAGAAATGGTCAATATAACTTAAAGTATGATCCAATGAATATTACAGAAGATTACTTCATTCCTATTAGGGGTGATAAATCTTCAAAGATTGATACATTACCAGGCGCATCTAATATGGGTGATATTCAAGATATCGAATACCTTCAAAATAAACTTTTTGCATCTCTTCAAGTTCCTAAAGCATATTTGAACTATGCAGAGAACTTACCAGGAGGATCAACTCTTTCTCAAGCAGATTTAAGATTCTCTAGAACAATAAACTCAATCCAAGAAGTTATCTTGTTGGAGCTTAGAAGAATTGCAAATATTCACCTTTTCTTCTCAGGGTTGAAAGATGAAATTGACAATTTTACATTAACGCTTACAAACCCTTCCACTCAGCAAGAGTTGTTGAAATTGGAAACAATGAAAGCGAGAATGGAAGTGTTTAAAGAAATGTATTCTTCTGAATCAAACTCTCCTGTTTCATATACTTGGGCGATGGAAAATATTCTTGGATTCTCCAAGGCTGAAATTAAACTCATACTGAAACAGAAGAAAGTTGAGAAGAAAATATTTGCTGAAATCGATGCGTCGGTTGAGACATACAAGAAAATTGGATTGTTTAAAGAACTTGATGATAGATACGAACTTCCAGGTGCAGCCCCTGCAGGTGCAGCCACTTCAGGAGAAGAATCTGCAGCAGGCGGTGGCGGCGGTGGCGGAGCCGCAGGTGGAATGGGTAATGTGGAACTTGGAAGTCAACTTGGCGGAATGGACGCTGGAGGTGGCGGAGCTGAAGCAGGAGCTGAAGCAGGAGCTGAATTAGGCGGTGCACCTGAAGCAGGTGGTGCTGAAGAACTTCCGTTGGCAGAAAATAGAATAGTAAAGATAAAAAGAGTTTTGGCTGAATCAGACAGAAATGCTGACGATTTATTATTGGATTTGCTTGGTGATACAGAGGATGCTCCAACTTTGGCTGAACGAGAAGAGAATGAAAATAAACTACTTCATCAAAACAAAAAATTGAATTACAAAATTCAAAAGATGATTGAGAATATTCAGACTAGCTTGGACGATACAAAGAAAGAAGAGAGAGATGAGAACGAGAAAAAATTCCAAGAGATTAAAACTAAAAATACTTTGTTTGAAAGAAGTGGAATGGTGATTGACAGAACAAATAGTATGTTTAAGCACTTAGAAGAAATGATGAGTGGAAATAAAGTGTCTGGCTTTGATGTTGAAAAAATGGATATTGTAAATGAAGAATTTATAGAAGAAGTTGAATTGAATGAAGAAGAGGTTATAGAAGATATAAACGAAATTATAAACGAAGATTCAGAAGATAAAACAGAAGAATAATGGAAAAATATCCAGGTTGGCTAAATGTAAATGACACTCACAAAATTAAAAAAGATTTTGCTGAGTTGAAAGCTATTCTTGATGAAATAGAAAGTGATATAAATGCTTTCTTGGGGCATAAAAAGACTAAGTACAAAGGCAAGAGAGCAAGAAAAAAATTAGCCCTATTGAAGAATGAGCTAATACCAAATATTTCTAGAAAAATCTTAAAAACAAAACAAGATTATGAAAGTGACTACTCCTAGTCACTTTTTTTTTGTATATTTGCCAGTATGAGTGAAGTCTGTAATAGTAAAAACTGCAATTGCGGTAAGCAACACATATATAAAGATGACTTAACAGAGGTGGCTAAGGGCAACCTACATAAGGCTATGGATACTTTTGAAGAGCGAAAGTATGAACTTGGTAATGTGATTAAAGAAGAAGACAGGAGAAAGAGACCGATGGTTCATCTTCATCTCCACACATTCCATTCTATATTGGATGGTTGTGGAAGTATCGATAATTATGTAAAGTTAGCCAAAGAATATAATCACCCCGCAATTGCTGTAACTGATCACGGAACTTTGTCAGGTACTTATGAATTATTTAAGAAGTGTAAGGCAGGTGGTGTAAAATCCATTATGGGAATGGAAGCTTATGTGAATGATAAGCAGGGTGAATTTGAAGAAAAGAAATACGAGGGTGGAAATTCACACCAATCCATATTTGTTATGAATCAAGAAGGTTTTGTCAATATCAATAGATTGGCATATCGTTCTTATGATGAGGGTTTTTACAAAAGAGGTAGGATTAAGACGGATTGGCTATTTGAACACAAACAAGGGTTGTTTCTTACAACGTCTTGCGCAGTTAGTCATATGTCCAAGTTGGTATTAGAAGGTAGAGAGACAGAGGCTGAGGAGTACCTAAAAGGGCTTATGAGAGAGTTTGGTGATAACTTGGTTGCTGAATTACAATTTAATGAATATGATGGTCAAAAGATTTACAACAGATGGCTTTTGAGAATGATTAAAAAGTATAGTCTTATGCCTATACTTACGAATGATGTTCACTACGCTTTTAAGGAAGATGCGGAATTGCAAGATACCCTTATTGCAATTAATCAAAAGTCAAAACTAGGAAATTCATTTAAGCTTAACACGAGAAATCTTTATTATGCAAACGTAGATGATTTTCATATTTTCAATAAAAAATTTGGTTTTAATTATCCAGATTCATTTGTTGACTTATGTTTGAATAATACCCTAAAGGTTGCTGAAAAGCTAAACTACGAATTTGATACAAAAACTGAAAAGTTTCCAAGATATGAAGTAACCACTGATGTGTTGGACTATTTCAAAACTGATAGCACAGAAGAAATTATTACTAGGCTTGCTTTTGGAAAGTTAAAGCAAAAACTAATCAAGTATAAGGAAAATAACATTGTTGAAATTACACCTGAAAAAGAAAAAGAATATCACGATAGATTAACGTATGAGCTGGAGGTAATTAGAGAAAAAAATACTCTTGATTACTTTATGGTGTATTGGGAGTTGATTAGAGATTACAGGAAGAAAGGATATAACATCGGTCCATCCAGAGGTTCAGCAGGCGGTTGTCTGCTTTCTTGGTGTTTAGAGATTACTGACATTGATCCTATACGATTTGATTTGTATTTTGAGAGATTCCTAAATCCAACTCGTAAAGGTCTCCCTGATATCGATGTGGACTTTATGAAAGGGACGGATGATGTGACAAATAATTTCTTGTATGAGAAATACGGAAAGAATCGTGTTTTGAGTGTTTCCACATTTTCCACATTTAACGAAAAAGGCTGTCTTAAAGATGTTGTTAGGGCTCACTTCGGAGACGAAGAAACAGGTTTTGAATCAGATGTTCACGCAGTTACTAAAGAAATGCCAAACTTTGATAGGGTTGAGTATTCATTAGGTGATTGGTTTGAAAAATGGCCTAATGACCCTGCGTGTTCAGACAGAGTAAGGAGATGGCTGACAGATAAAGATAATAGAAAAATATTAGACCAAACATTAATGTTGCAAGGTCAAATTAGAGGTATTGGTCAGCACGCAGCAGGTATTGTAATTACACCTGGTCCTTGTTGGGAATATTTACCAACAAACATTATCGCCTCAAATAAAAGTATTGTAACAGCATTTCAAGAAGCTGATAAGAGTGGTAAAGATTTGTCAGAGCTAAACATATTGAAACTTGATAGGTTAAAGCTTGAAACTCTCAATGTAATTGAAGATACCATAAAGATTGTAAAAGATAAGCATGGACATGACATTACGGACAAAGTTCGAAATGTAAACTTGAATGATGAAAATCTCTTTATTGAATTAAGACTTGGTTTGAATCATGGTATTTTTCAGTTTGAAAGTCCAGGAATGAACGCTTTGATTAGAGGTATGGCAACAGAGAGCTTTTCAGAGCTTACAGCGGCCAATGCCTTATATAGACCAGGACCTATGGGTATTGGTGCTCACGAAGAGTTTATTAAGAACAAGTTTAATCCTGAAAACATTAAGTATGTTCATCCTGCTCTCGAAACTATTTTGAGAGAAACAAACGGAGTATTAATTTATCAGGAGCAACTGATGTTCTTGGCAAATAAAGTCGGAGGAATGAGTTTGGGAGAGGGTGATATGCTTCGTCGATACATGGACAAGGCGAGTTCTGCCATTATGAAAAAATCTTCAGGTGAAACACTGAATAAAAAAGAGCAAGATAATTATATAGAGTTTGAAAAGTATTGGAATAAATTTATTGATGGAGCTGTAAAGAATGGGTATAAAGCAGACGAGGTTGATGTGATTAAAGATTGGGTAATCAAGTATTTGGGATATTCATTCAACAAGTCGCATTCAACGGCGTATGCTTATCTCGCAATGCAAACACTTTACCTGAAACATTATCACCCAACTGAGTTTTACACAGCACTTCTAAATCACCCTAAGACAAGTGGTGGAAAAGAAAAAGAACAATCTTGGCTCGCATCAGCAATTGCATCGGCAATGTCTAAGGGTATTGTCATATCACCCCCATCTAGAAAATCAGGTTGGACATGGACAGTAACTGGTGAAAAAGAAATATCTATGGGATTCTCAGGGATTAATGGTTTAGGTGATATAGCCTATCAAGAGTTGGTTGAGTTGATGGCTAAAAAGAATAAAAATCTTCAGAGCATAAGTGTTTCCGAGTTTTATGATTTACCTTTCTCAAAGTTTAACAAGAAGGCTTTTGAGTCTTGCATTAAGGCAGGTGTTTTTGATGAATGGTCTGAATCTAGAGAATACTTAATAGCATTAAGAGAGAAGAAGAAAAAGAAAGTTGTTGTTGCCAACCAAATGTCTCTTTTTGATATGAGCTCCAAAGAGTTTGATATTAAAACTGATGATATTGGTCATCACCTAAAAACAACTGAATCTCAAAAGAGAGATGAGTTTATTGAGGTTTGTAATTTTGATTTAGAGAAAATCAAATTTATGTTAAAAATTAAGACCACAATAAATTTGAAAGCTAAAAAACCATTAGACAATATCATAAACTTTGAAGACGAAGGATGGTATTTCTTTGTTTTAGAAGAGTTTACTACAATGATATCAAAAACAGGAAAGGAGTATTTGACGCTTCGTGTTGGTGATGGTGTAAATAGTACGACTTTGAGAGTTTTTGATCCTTTGGCAAAGAAAATAAAGCCAGAGATGATAGCAAATGGTGTATATGTAGCCAAATTTGAGAAGAACGATGGTGGAGT